CGCTTGAAAGTCAGTTTCGTCTCTGAACCGGATCCACGCCTCCACAAACGGCTCGATCTTCGGGTCTATCCTTGCGATCTTTCGACCGCGTAACAGGTTGGCGATCACATCGTGAACCTCTCGACCTCTCTCCATGGCCATCTGTGCTACCTGCCACCGATAGTAGTGCTCTTGGGGCCAGAGCATCTTCAGAACCGATGTAACGCCGGGGACCCTCCGGTCCCCGACCATGTAGCTTCCGTCTTTCAACCGGACGATCTGCCTCATATCAGCTTGCCCGCCTTCGTCTTGCCATTGGCCTCAAGCCGGCGCTTGGCCTCTTCTACATCACTCCAATCGATGTTGTCGGGGCCAATATCCGCACGGATTTTCTTGAGGGCTGCCCACCCCTTATCGTGATCAATCCCGTGGGCGTCAAATAGCTTTTTCAGTTCTGTCATGGGATCGGTTCTAGCTCCATGTCCATTGGTCTTTTTTGGCTCCGGCTCATACTCGGTTTTGGCGATAAGCTTCTGGACATGATTGGCTCGGAACTTGGCAGCATCGACCTCTCTCATGCGCCCCTGCTGAACGAAAAGCTCGACCATCATCTTGATAAACTCCTCGTCAAGGAAGTCTCGGATGGCATTGCGCTTTGCCTTCGAGAAGGCGATGCGGTCTGCGAACTGGTTCGGGTGTTGTCGCCGTGAATCAAAAAACATGGGCTGATACACCCGCCCCACGCCGATCATCCCAGTCGTCCGATCTTTAATCTGAACCTCGCATAACCAAGCGTCCCTGCCCTCGTCATAGCGATCCTCAGTCGTCTCGAACTGGAGGTCATATGCCGGCCCTCCAGACTGCACCCGCTTGGCGCACTTCGCTCGGAGTGCCGCCGTGCATCCCGGCAAACTCAACCCATAAACGTCCCGAACTCCCGACTTGGTTTTGATCGGGATATGATAGACGTACGTCGCTATCTGCGTCTGACCCGCCACCATCGCATCGAATAGCTCCAGCTCCTCAGCCTGATCCATCGCTACGAATACTGTCTGCTCTTGCGTCGTTTTTGCTACTTCATTCATTGTCGTTACCTCCGAAATACTTCTCTTCTAGCTCTGTCTCTTGCTTACGATCGCCCTCGGCCGCGGCATACCTGTCGTCCTCGCTGTCATCGAACTCGTCAGGCGTCTCATCCTCTTGGTCGCCGTCCGCCGTGTTTCCACACCAAATCATTCGTTGTAATCCCTCCAATATTTCCAAGTCCTCAAGCCGATGCTTTTCTAGGGTTGACAGAACCTCGTCCGTCTTCTCTGGCCCTAGCAGCTTCCGTAGATACTTAAGCTCCGACCCATAGCATCGGCTGGTAGTGTAGGTATCGACCGCCCTTGCTGTTGCCAGATGAAACACCTCATTGGACGCAAGTCGCCTCAATGTTGCCCGGTCAAGTCCGCCGCCTTCTATCATTGTTCTGCTGCCTCCTTTCTCAGCTTGCTCAATGCAACCGCTGCGCCCGCTCCCGGCCAGCAGGCAAACACGATAATGTCTGCAAGCGCCCCATGTTTATAGCTAACATGCAGAGCACAGACCTCTCGCTTTTCAGGCGAAACACCATCAAGCAATCCTTTATCCGCCGGCCCGGTGCTGAGATATAGTCGATTGCGCCGATCCCGCCACAACCGCTCCAGACCCGCCCAATCCCGACTTTCGATCAGCCTGATAGCTTTTGCCGGAATGGCAGACCTGACTCTACCGTCTGGTAGCTGCACTACTCGGAACGGCTGTCCCTCTCGGGCCATCTCGCCGTATCCTGTGATCCGAAAGTCGCCTGTCCTGACTACCATGGTCTCAATCCTCCTCTTCTTTCCACGGCTTGTAGCGATCGAGGTCTAGGCCTACCCGTCTCCAGTCCTGATAATCGATTATGATCTTCGCAAGCACTCTTGGAGATATGTAGAGCCTGGCTATTGTAACTTCCGTGCCATCCCAGTATAGCTCGCATAAGGGCTCGACACTATCTGGCAGGTCAAGGTATATCTCCAGTTTGGAATCACGCACATACTTCACTGTAAGATAACCTGAATCCCTACGGCTTATGATCTCGAGCTCTGTCAGCGCTGTCCTGAAAACGTCCTCTAACAAGTCATACTTGTTATCGTTTGCGATAGTGCTCAGGGCATCGATCAGATAATGCGCCTGACTAACAGCGAGCTCTTTCTCTCTCGCCACCTTAGCTGTGATCTTCTCTAAGGTCTTCACTCTTTACCTCCTTCTTTTGTGTTTTCGGCCTCGAGCTGAACGGTATCGAGGTCTTGCCATTGAATACTCTCAGTAACACCTTCTCAGGGACATACGTCTCGACCGTCCCTCCCACCAGCTTCCGTCTTTTGCTCAACTAATCACCTCCTCTCGTAACTCTTTCAGTTTACAGTCTATCCAGTCGTGAAAGCCTTTGCCGGAGACCTGAAATGTGTTCGTCTCGCAGACAGGATTCTTCTAGCTTATGCACCCGGTCGGCCAACTTTTGGTGATCTTGACGAATACCAAACAGATCGTCCTCTCGGAGGAACTGGATTTGGTATTCGAGGTCCTCCTCAAGCTTTGATACCCGCTCAGCTAATGTTGATAACTCTTCAATGAGTTTTCTGATCTCATCCGTCATGTCGCCTGTCCTCCTACTCGTTACGTTACGGCCTTCCTACTAGAAAAGCGTATGGTTGTGCTCTCGTCTCTTCTGGCTATAACTATTGCGAATCTTTTCTCTCGCCTCTTCTCGATACCGAATGTTCTCTTCTCGATCGTCCTCATTCTCCAATTTCGCCGCCTCTGAGAAAAAGTGATCCAGACCCCGCCCACGCCTTTTCCCTTCGGCTGTGTGCATGTCCAGCACGTAATCCGGCACGGGGCTTGGCGGTTCTGCTACCGCTACCAGATCATCAATCACTCTCGTCTTTTTGCAGCGACTCAAAAGAACTGCTGCCTGGACTACGAAAAGATGTCGATCCGATCCTTTGCCAGCTCGTCTCCACATCTGATATAGAGCCCAAATCTGCGCCGGCAACCCCGGTTCCGCAGGCCCCACATCCTCGGACATGATAACGAATAACCGGCTCCACATCGCTTCGGCACGTCCGGTTTTGGCCAGCTCGAGTGCCCACCCGGCGGCATCCCTTTCGAGACCCCGCCGGATAGCCTTCTGCAGGCCACTCATTGCAACCCATAAATCCTGCATCACTCAGTCTCTCCACTTCCTATGGCCTTTAGCGTGTCCGCCATAGAGTGCATGCAGGCACTACCATCAACCGTGCCTTCGATGTTTGGAAGCCAATACGATTCTGCACGCTTTGCTTCGATCTCATCTAGAAGATCAATCTCGATCGCCTTGTTCAGAATCTCTCGTGCTTCCGCAACCGCATCCTGAATGATGTTCATCTGGTCTTTGAACTGCCGTGAATAATACGCTCGCAGTTCGTTCAGTTCTGACGTTGTTCGCATCGCCTGTCCTCCTGTTCTATTCTCTTTACAGTGCCTTCTTAGAAGCCTTGAAAGTCTGTTCAAACATCGCCTTCGCCTCGTTTTTCAGCTCCTCAACGACCTCTTTCGGGACGTAATCGGCGCCGAACCAATGCCATTCCTTCCCGTCGTAGTAGCCGGAAGTCGGATACTTCTGGGAGCCAGCGATCCCGCCCGATCGGCTAGACCGATACCCGTTCACGTAAACACGCTTCCGGTTGCCTTTCTGCCATGGCCGCACTGAAAAGCCCTTGATCCCTTTTACTTCGGTTGAGAAATGATCTGCGTCAAACCACATATCGCCTGTCCTCCAGTAGTTAAAGTTAATTATCCAACGCCTTAATACTAACTAATAGAGATAGAAATTGTCAAGGAAAAAAGACACTGAATCTGCATGAATCAGCCCTATTTTTTGCTGTTTTTTTGGTCTATTTTGGCGGGGATTGTCGTAAGTGCCGTCAGAATGGGCATTTTCGTCATTTCAGTTTTTTTGATTTCGTGTCATTCGTGATCGCCGATTTTGCCGATTTTGCCCCTGAATCCGGCCTTGTTGGTTCCGGAGTTCCTGTTATCTGTAAACTAACTGTGCATAACTGCCGCTGGAATAAGGAAAAACGATGTCTGCGAAAAGTTTATCATCTGGTATCCTTTATGATCCTACTATCCTGACGCCGGTCGTTGCCATGTCCTAGACCTACGATGTCCGAAAACCGAGTTGTATTCGCCCGGTTGCCATCCGTGCTTTCACTCTTGTTTTCTGTATCATCTGTCAATGTGAAACGCTGATATCGCCATGTGCACAATCACATCCTATCCATTGCCCACAATACTATGCTCGTCAGAAGGCCCATCATTGCGATCAACAACGCCTTCCACACCTGACCCTGAAACTTGCTCAGACGTTGATCGACCACGCATGGCAACTTGCCCATCCGCATGTCCTCAAACGTCTTCTGGAGCTGGTCTAGCTTGCTCGATACCTCGCCTCGCCAACGCTCCCAGCCGTCACCACTCGGCGGATGATCCATCTTACGGCCCCCACCTCCACGGAAGCCCCTCGTCTAGGCGACCGTGGCAACCGATGTGGATGCAATCTCTGTCCTCATAGGTGCCGATCCGCTTAATCAATCCTGAGAGCTCCTCTGCCGCCTCGATCACAACCTCTCGTGGGACACCCTTGACTATGATGTCCGCCGCCCAGCCGTATAGGTGATCGCTGTCGATCGCCCCTCCGACCATCTTGTTGTGGTTCGCACACCGATAGCCGGATGTTACGATGATCGGCTTGCACCCGATCATGCCCCGCAACGCCTCGAGTGCCCGCACTAGCTTATCCTCAATCTTGACCCGATAGCAGCACGGGCACTGAAACTCCCGGAGGTTGAAGTGATCACTTACCTGAAAGTCGTTGATCATTTGTTCCTCGGCAGCCTTCTAGGCTTAACCAACTTTACGGCCTTCTTGCCCACTGCCACCCCGCCGATCGAGGTGAAGATGTCGCCCAGCACCGGCACATACTTCACCAGCCCTGAGATGGCGCCGGTGATACCAGTCCCGATCAGCTTGCCCCACGAGAACTTCTCGCCCTCCTTGCGCTTCGCCAGGTATCCCCCTACGGAGTAAAGGCACCCGCTTGCTGCGCCTATCACTAACAGTAACTCAAGTCCGCTCATAACACTCCCTCCTATAATGCGTTATCCTAATCGATCACCGCTGGCACAATCGTCAGCTCGATGTCGTCTGACTTATCTATCGAATCACCTTGCACTGCCCGTATCTCGCCAACATACCGCTCTCCGCCTGTCAGCGGACTGACGTCGATCGGGCACGTAACGACTCCCTTATCTGCCTCGCTATGGTCAAAATCACCATCCTCAACCTTTATCAGACAGTCAGCATCGCTTTTCTTGAGCTTCACGCAAAAGGTGAATGTTGCACCCGTCATGTCTAGCGCTTCACCGGTCTGCTTATCCTTATACGTGAAGCTAATGGTCTTCTTTTCTCCCTCCTTGAGCACTATCTCGTTCATGCACTTACCTCCGTGCTCTCATGCCCCGTCTCAACTGTCACCTCAAGCTGCTTAATCCCAACCTCAACCTTTATTGGCTCCACCTCTACTTGGACGCTAGGCCCAGACCCGTCCACTTGCAGCTGTGGTCTCTCTACTAAGACCTCTACGCCGATCTCACTCACGACCCTGGGCTCATCTCCCGGCACCGTTACGTCCAAATACTGCCCGCAATCAACAATCTCACCCGTGCTCTCCTCACGCACGCTGGCCTGAATCCGGTAGGTCTTATACTGCGTGGGCGTGATGTGATATGTGTCAACCCGTGATTCGCCGGGCGCTAGGTCGCCGTATTCAGAATGCTCAGGCGTCAGCCCCAGATCGTCCACACACGAGCATTCAGAACGCACCGACCATGTGTCCGAGGCACCGCTGGCATCGACAGTAACCTCAAGCGTGTATTCGTGGTCTTTCTCAAGGTTGTCCTTGTCGCCGTCCACCAACTCTATCTTGGTGATGGCAGGATAAACAGGCTCTCCAGTGGTGTCCACAATTATGTAATCCTTCATCGAATTCTGGATGTTTATTGCGGCCTCAAGGTAGGTTGTGCCATCCTTGCTGACCGTCAAGATGTGAGGTGTATATTTTGTCTTGATCACCTCACCGCTGGCAATTTTTTCTGACATCCAACCCCAACCAGAATTCATGGAATCGTCTTTCTCAAGGATGTATTCTAGCACGTCTCTAAGCCCGCCAGTTAGCTTGCCGTTTGAATCCGTTACATTACTGATCACAACATTCTCAAAAGCGTCTTTCAAGATAACTGAATATCCCTCAAGTATGTTGCCCTGAGTATCAACAAATATCGGGTCGAATTCATGCTCAAAATGAAGAGGTGGCAATAGTCCACTACCCCCAGCAACAAAATAGCAATGTATATCTTCGTTTTCCTGTCCTTTTGCATTGAAGTAACAATCTACAAGATGTTGAGGGAGAGCAGGAGATCCCACATATCCCCACCGCATGTCCACATTGCTATAGTATTCACTCCGGCAGCGGCGATATGTATTTTCTCCTATGACAGAATTCGTATATCCGATCCAGAAACAGGTAGTTCGTGAACCAATCAAAGATATATCTTTTGCTTCATTCCCGTTATACATTGAGATACCAGAAAACCCTCCTATGCGCCTAGTGCGGGCAAGAAATCCGGAATCTCTTTTTGTAAAGCCATTGAAAGCATGAATTCTTGCATCGTCCCAGTTCACTATTGCATCAGATGAGGTGGACAAACCTAGTGCTATCCATGAATGATACTTATATCCCCTGCTTGAGCATCTATTGAAAGTGCCATACTCCTGTGAACCCGCAATAAACCGTGATCCATAGAAATTACATATTCCGGCAAGTGTGATGCCGTTATGGCCACGAACTTCTAATTCACATCCTGCTTCTGGATACTTATCCCCGCTCTTTTCACCTAGTTGGAAAAGTTTCGTATAAGTATCGCTGAATCGCATTGCACCAAGAACTATTATGCTTGAGTTTGTTTCTTTGAAATAGCAATCACTACTATCCCCGAAAGTAAGACTAGCATCTATCACCCAAGTATTGGTCATTTGCGGTCTGGGTGAGCCTGCATTGTATTCAATATAAGGCTCAGCCCCTGCTCCTTTCACCCGCTTGCGGTCAACACGATTCCAGTCCCCAGCTACATCAGCATCGTAAATATCCTCAAAATCCAACGGCGTTGCAGCGCTGCCGCCTTCTACGATTATATTGGGCACGCCAGACGGTCGATACCAAATTCTCATACTCGGCGATGGATTAGTATGAGTCCATGTAGTTCCCGATAAACCAAAACCATATTGGAAACTATGCTTGCCTTTTTCGTCATATTCGCCTGATACCTGCGTCATCAGGATCAGGTATCCGCATTCTTGATAAGGCGCAACTGGATTCCAGGATAGGTCAACTGCTGTTGCAGTAGGCCCTAAAGTATGTGTAATTTCAGCTGCCCATGGGCTATCAATATAGGTGCTCCGGTAACCTCGCCCAGTAGCAAAAATACGATAATGCCAAGTGCTTCCAGGTGTTAAATCACCTGCTTGGGCACTATCAGCTGCAGTAAATCCCGTCGGCGCCGGAAGCGTATCAATCGTTATTGCCATCAGCCAGCCCTCATCCTACGCACAATCGCTTGAGCCATTTCGGTATCGGAGTTAAACTCACTGAGCACGTGATACGGCGGTCTCCGACTGCACATTGCCCAACCGGTCTCAGTGCGCTTGATGGGCATGTAGCTTCGCTCGGTGCCCAGTTTCTTGCTCAGTCGCTCGCTATTGCCCCAAGCTAGCATGTAGAACCCTTTGCCTGCTTGCTGAAGAATATGGACTATGTCCCCGATGTCTGGCCTGTCGAGGTTATCGATACTGATACTGGCAACAGGCTCCCCCAAGTCATAAGATATGTCCTCACGCTCCAGCGATGTATAATCTCTGGCCACGACAATAGACATCACACCAAACGCAAGCTTGGGCTTACCACCTCGCCACCGCACATGCGCAGCCTCGGAAGGATACAGGCCTAACCAGAGGTTACTCACGCTCATCTCTCCCTTTCTCGGCTCTTGCCCACCACTTGGCATGGTCTTTCTCTAGCTGTGGCTTGATGGTTGCCTCCAGCTCGATGCGTTCCTGCACATCTGGGTTCTCAGCGTTGGCCTTGTCAATCATCTCGCAGACCTCCTCATAAGACCTCCCCGTGCGCTCCCACTTCTGCTTATATTCCTCTTTTGTGGGATGCGGCTCTGGCTCTGGCAACTGTGCAATTCGGGCATTGACCTCGTCAATGGCAGCTTGCAACTCTGCCAAGTTCACTGGGTAGTCAATCCGCACCCGCCGGACTATCGTCTTGGCCTTGTCAGCCCACTCATAGTGGGTTGAGTTCTTGTGGGACACTCTGTAACGCTCCTCTCAGCTCAATAACTCCTTTTGCTTGAGCGGCTTTTCGATGGGGATCAACGACAGATCGACATGACCGTCCTCAGTTAGAACGTTCACTCGCTGGTAGCTGGCATTGTCGTAGGGATCGCCCTCAGCCACCACGACTATCGGCAGGTGAGGGTCGTTGAGTATCCCGGCATATAAGACCGCATTCATGTACGCCTCTCTCGCCCTCGCCCACTCCGCCCGTGATGCCGGATCGTCTTTATCGTAACACTTGACCGGCATGTCCAACGAGTGATACTCAAAATCAACCCCGGCCTCGCTCAGTGCTTGCTTTAGCTCCTGGCACCCAGAGCATAACTTGCGCCCGAAGACTATGATCCTTCTCGCCATGGTCTATCTCTTTCTCCCTCCGCCTCGACCGCCACCTGCTCCATGCCCCGGCCCTGAACCTTTGCAAGGGCCGGTGTTACGACCACCTCGTCTGCCACCGGGCATGCCTTTGCCCTTACCACGCCCGTCATGAGGCCTAGGAATTCCTCTGGGGTTTCTGTCCGTCATTGCTGTTCCTTTCTCTCCTTCTCTTTCGCGCCTGCATTGCAGGCGTCCATGATACCTGAAAAGAACGCTCTCAAATACATCATTTGCTCTGGCGTGCAATCCAGACTCGGCCCGAAAAGCTCATCGAGAACGTCCAGCGCAGGCTGAATATGCTCTTGCCAGTCCGGGAACCATTGCTGCGCCGCTGCCCCTAGCACAAATACCGCCTGATCTTTCAGCTTGATGTCTGCACAGGTTTGGTTCTGGAGCGCCGGCATTATGCCCTCCCTGACCAGTGGGCATATATACCCGCCCGCCTCAGGAACTCGCTTGAAGAGTGGTCGCACCGCCTCAAACGTCCCAGCCTTGAGCATCGTTGCCAATACCCGCTGGTCTGACTGTGGCCTCGTAAACTGCAGTGCACAACCAGACATAACCGCCAGAAACATCAGTATCAGTAAAACCGCCACATACTCTCTCTTCAACATCAGTCAATCGCCTCCCAATAGGTTGTTGAGTTTAGGTCTCGCAGCTTGCGATCGACATCGCAGCTGAAGACTGAACCGCTATTTTCCGTCGCAAAATCACGCTCGCTCACTACTCTGACTCCCTCGCTGGTAGGTTCGCCGAAACGATTGCAATCGCTCCCTCACGATGCGGGAACGCCCGCTTACTACCATCCGCATACGTTGCCCAAACCAGTGCCCTTAATCGCATCTCCGTCAAATCTGAGAACTCCAGCGTTGAGAACTCGCTTCCGTCCAGTCCAAAGCTGACAACCCCGTCTTTCGGATCGCTTTCGACCGAACAATCCGCCTGTACATATAACCCGTCATAGGTCTCAGTTTCAACGAAAAATTGCACCGTTGAGGCATCGCTCAGATCAGCCGGCGAGCCGTCCTCATAGAGCCGCAGTCTCCGGCGACCTATCTCACCCTGCCGGATGTGCATCTGATTATAGCATACCATCCTCTCTACTCCCTCTCTCTTATGGCCACGGCGTAGGGCTGTTATATGTCAGCTCTATCTGCACCACAACCCGCAGTCGTATCGTGCTGGTCTTGTGAATCCAATCAGCCTCAATCAAGTGATTGCGGTTCAGGTATCGCCGATACAAGTCGTCTGTGCCCTCGTCGTCGTTCAGCTCCAGACAGAACAACCCCCACTCCTTGATCCAGGCATCGTTGCAGTCCTCTGACCCGAATGTAAAGAACATCGCCACGCTGATCTCCGTGTCCGAAGTCTTCTGTATCTGAACGGCCTCTTGCATCTGCGCCTGCCCCGGTGCGTAGTCCTCTCCATTCTTTGCCGTGCTTCCGTAAGTAGCCCCCTTCTTCATGATCGGATGCACAAGGTCATTTTTGGTGTTGTCGAGGTTTTCCTCTCCGTCGCCAACCGCTATCTGGCAGAAGGGCTGTGCTCGCTTTCCGTGCGAATGCCGGGGTGAACCATGCTCCCATGTCCGATTGTAATCCTCTCCATATCCCATCAGTTGCCAGAGCATAAACCGCCGGGCATCCTTGATCAGCACACATGAGTTCTTGCCCTTCTCCCACAGAAACTTGCCTGTCCGAGCGTCAAAGGCTCTGAACCGAGCCGAAATCTTGCGTATCATTGGCAACATCACCATCGGCATTGAACCCTCACTAACGCCTCGATGTCCCCAGTTATGGTATAGCCGGGGCTTATCAGGCCTCGATTCAACGCCGTCCAACCCGTCTTCTCTGGGTCTGGTGTCGTCGAGATGCACCACTCGTTCACAGTCGTTGAATCGCCAGAATACGGTATCCGCACACGACCCGTCCACTCGTAGAAGTCTGCCCCTCCACCAAACACATTCGTATGCTGATTATCCCCTTTTGTTTCGATTTCACCTGCCGCCATATCGCCGTTAGAGCTCCGAAGGGGACACTCCAGTCCGGTCATTGTCGGGTCTGTCGAACTATCGTCTGTCCCCAATGCCACGAACCGGAATGCCGGCGCCTCAAACATCCCAAGAGCTATCAGGTCTTTGAAAAGTCCGTAGTAGAACCTCTCATTCTCGACCTTGTGCTTAAAGAAGACCTCAACCGCCTTGTAGAACCCGGTGTAAAGCAGCGTGTTCTTGTGCCACGTTATCCGGCCATGTTCGTCTGGCAGGCCAAGGGCCGCCGATAGTCCAACTCTCTCGTTCATTCTAGCGGTATGTTCAGCACGCATGATAGGTTCGGCTCCAATTCACACACTAGCGGGAAAGTGTAGAAAAATTCCTCAGTCGCCCCCTCGGTCAATAACTGTCTCATGGTCTCCTTCATTGACACCATCTCCGCAATGATGTCCGGCGGCCTGTAACCCAACTTTGGCTGCACTATCAGCCCATTATCCGTTATCCGGTATCGGGTCTTAGTGATCTGGTAATACTGGTGCGCATCCGGCGGCACAAATACATGCACCATGCCCGATTGCGGCTCAAACAAACCAACATTCGGCACCACCTCTAAGTCAACCCTATCCTGTGGTTCTGCGAACTCCTCAAAAACGGCGTTCATGTATAACTCTGCCGCCGCTATGTCCCTTATGCTCGGCTCATTCCGTATTGCGAAGTGAATGCCATATTGCTCGATGCTATCCTCATCTCGCCCTTCTCTGAAGAACCGATACTCTCGATTTGTAGTCGTCTCCTTTGCCGTGCCGCCCCGTAGTAGTATCCGGTTTATGATCTTGGACGCATCCAGAATTGGCTTGAACTCGGTGATCTCTTTCCCCACCTGAAGATTATGCGCTACCGTCTTCTCTCTCGGATAGCAGTAGAGCTGTCGTTGACCATCCACGCCCCACTGCCAGTTCCCCATTATGGTGCTCAGCGTCTTTATCGCACTGTATACGTTCGAGTATTTCATGGTGAACGCTGTCGGCGCATAGCCCTCCGAAGCAGTCGGGATGTCGTCAGAATCATCGACCCTGCCAAGCGTCAGCTGCGGGCAGTTATCGGAGGTCATGACGACTCTGAAAAGGTCTTTCACGATGTCCGACCACTTCTCGATCGTAACCCCCGTTGCCGGTATCTGATCGCCATCCCGATACTGCCACTGGTGCGTTACATTCTTGAGATATAGCCCCCACCCTACGCACGTTAGCTCTATGCTCTCGCCCCTCTTAGTAATCACGTTCCGGATGCTCTCAATACGCCCCTGCCAAAGCGGGTTGTCAAGCACATCGAAGCGCACCGGCCAATAGATGTAGGCCTTGCTCAGCTGCTTATACGACTCAACCTTCCACGGGATTGTAAACCGACCGAGACCGCACCCACCAAACAGGTCTAATTCGCACTCGCCCTCGTTGACCTGCAGTTCATAAGTCTTCTCAAGCGATACCGGATCGAGCAAATAGAGACCGAAATCCGTCATGGTAGCAGCCACCGGTTACGCCATGTGAAGGTTACCTGAGCGGTTGAATCTATCCTTGCGCCGGGTGTTGCTAGTTCAAATGTTGTTGTGCCCGGCCCGCTGCTGAAGAAGTATCCGTTGAAATGCTCCAGCTCATTCGTGCAGTCGGCATTATCCGTCTCAATCGTTCGGTAGTCGTCTCTGGGATCATATTCGATAGTCGTGCCGCCCACGTTTGCCTGACAGGTTTCGTCCCCGAATCGCCAATAACCACGCCCCGTCCGGGCGTTAAGGTTCACATCCTCTACGCGGATTGTATCGAATATGTCCCCCGCTGGCATCGTGATCTCCACACGCACGGGTGTTGGCATAGAACCACCGATGTTGATCTCAGCGCCCGGTCCGTTCAGCACAACATCCTGAACAGAAGACGAGTCCTCAAGGTCATACCAGTACGGATCGAGTGCGATAAAATTCAAATCATAGGGCACCTCTTGTAGCACGACCCGACCCTCCGGCCACTCGGAACTTTCGATCCGAACCTTCGCCCGCCTGTCGGTGTATTTGTAGAGATAGAATGTCTCATCTTGACGCATAAACCGGCCAGAGAACGTGTCTCTGATCGTCTCATTCGTCTCGAGGTCAGCACTCCCGATCGAGCCTTGCACGTGTATCTCCATCACTCCGAGAGGCCCGGAGAGAAAGCACTTCGCCCCGTCCCTCCGAGGCACTGTCTCTGGCTTGTGTCGCCGGCTGTGCCGCACATCAAACTTCAGCAACGGTCTGTAGTCAGGATTCGTCAGCTCAAACGAATCTGAGCCGTCCAGTGTCGTGATCTTCGGGCAGTATGTTCGGCTCATAGGTTCAGCCCCCGACCTAACTCGGCGTCAACATAGTCGCTAAGGTCTTTCAATAGTGCTCGTGTGTCATAGCTCCCTCGTAGCTCGGTGTTCACGACTAGCTGATCAACCCGTATCGACTGACCGCCGCCACCGACGCCGGCCATTGCTGGCTCCAATGCCCCGATGCCCGTCAAGCCACGGATAAGGTCCGCAATCGTTTTCGCTGGTGTAACGACCTCCCGCGGATGCAAGAATACCGCTCCCGCCTCCTTCGTGATAGCACCAGACTGCGCACTAACTAGACCAGCGCCAAACGATGATGCACCGGCCCCCGCACCCGCACCCGCACCGGCTCCGGCGCTAGCTCCCGCACCTCCGCCTATCGCACCAAACAATCCAAGCAGCGCTCTCAGAATCATTGCCTTCATGATCGCCTCTATTAACCACGCTATCAGAGACCGAAAGAACTTGCCCCACGCCTGCTTCGCAGTCAGCGCCCCCGTCATTAGCCCCGAAATCCAACTCGCAGTTTGCGCTGCAAGCCTTTGCAATCCCGAACCAATCGTCTCAGCGAACGACTCCCAAAGCTCCCGGCCATCGTCTATTTGGTCAGCGATCACACCCATAAACGTTGATCTTCTGTCCACTTGGGGAGCCTCTGGTTCAAACCGCGAACCCCAGTCCTCTTCTGGGATGTTCTCCGGCATCCCCGGCGGCTTTCGGCCAACCTCAGGCTTGTGCTCCTTCATCCAATCTGGAGTCTCAAACATATTCTTGAGCCGCTCATACTCCATGATCAGCTTCGTCACATCGTCAGCCATGTCCTTCCAGACCTTGTGCCAACGTGAACCGAGGCTTTCGACCGGCTTCTGAAGATAGTAAATGTTGCGCTCTATCTGCTTGACCTGGCGTTTCGCTTCTTTCTCGATGGCCTCTAGCTCTTTCCAAATCAGTGGGCCAATAATCGTCTTGAAAGGCTTCAGTAGCATTGTGAAGAGATGGACCATCTTTTGATATATTTGCGCCAGCAGGGAATCGACTGCTTGTCTGATCCGGGCGATCATCATATTCTTCAATTCAATTGCCCAATCGTAAGCCCATTTGGCCGTAGCCACTATCAACCGGCCTAGACCTTTGATGTCCACCCACAATAGCTTCACGCCCAAGCGGAACTTATCAGAGTATTTGTAGGCCGCCGCAAACGCCGCCGATAATGCGATTGCGATCGCCATTAGCGGATGGGCCGCGATTAACGATCCCAGCTTCGACAGAGCTCCAGTTCCGACCAGGCTAAAGGCAGTGATAGCAGTTGTTACGGCGCTTATTTTCCCTGGCAAACCGCTAAGGCTATTGTTCCATTTGATCGTCGCCATTATATTCTTATTCAGCCAATCAACGATACTTTGTAGCGATGGCAATAGCTCGTTAGCAACCGCTATACTAACCCCCCTTAAGCCGTATTTCAGGGTTGTCATTGCATCATCGAACTTCTTAGCTGCCCTCGCATTCTTATCGCTAAGCGTTATACCGAGAGCGTCCGCCTCTTGATAGAGTGCGGTGATCTGCTCTTTACCAAGCTGCAAGAAGGGTATCAGCTCGCCCCCCGCACGACCGAATAGCGTCAAAGCCATTGCCGCCCGAGCTGTGCTATCCTTGGTTTTGCGCATCCACTCCGCTATCTCTGCGAACACCACCTCCGCCGAACGTAAACGCCCCGTCATGTGATCGATCGGATCGATGCCCATCTCCTTGAACGCCTTCGCATACTCCGAGCTCGGCGAGATGATGCAGTATTGCATCGTGCGAGATAGCTTGACGAGCGACTTCTGAAGGATGTCGATACTGGCATGCTCTTGCTCAGCAGCGTACGCCATGCGAGACAGGGCTTGAGCCGACATCCCGGTCTGCTTCATCATCTTGTCGATCTGCACACCGTAGCTGATCGACCCCTTGACCATCATGCCCAAGACGCCGATTATCGCCAGACCCGCAATCTTAAACGCCCGTGCGTGCGTCCGGATCGTCTTGTTCAGCTTCGTGAAGCTCTTGCCGATCCTCGCAAAGGCCGACCTGACCCTACTCGCCGTCTTGTTCGCCCGATCGCCGATCTTCTTCAGCGAATCTACCGTCTTTTGCGTCGCAACCTGAAGCTGCTTGACGTCCCCTACGAACTTGATAACGAGCTCTTCAAGCGTTATGCCGGCCATATCGTCTAGCCTTTGCCCTTCTCAGCCTTTTTCGGATTGCCAAACTTGACGTCAGGGATCACGATGCTCTTATAGCCAGAACGCTTCCCCGTCACGAACGCCACACTAGGCCCTTTGGTTGGCGTCTTGGACTTCAGAAATTTTGGTGGTGCTACAACCGGCTTGACCACTATCTTGCCTCCTATTCGCTTGCCTTTGTCCACTAGCTTCTTGAGCTTTTCGCTCGCTTCCTTCGTGAAAGCAGCGACAATCGCAAAGCTCATAGCCGCCATTTGCTCCACCTTCGCCCGCTCCGACCGAGCTAACAGCGCTGCAACCAGCGGCAACGGCGCCGTCCAGAGTTCCTGAACCGACAGCCGGCTATCGATCGCTAGGCTTACTAGCCCTTCGAGTTCGTCTTCAGGTCGGACTTCCCGATCGCTCGTTCTATCCGTTTCTGAAGTGCCAAAAAACGGGGCAGCACCTCCTCGAGCTGCGAAATCTTGGCAATCGTCTCCACAATCGCAATCTCGTCTATCAACGACAGTTTCTCAAACCACTCAGGCTTCTTGCCACATAGCTCTGCGAGATGGGCTGGTGCTTTCAACATCGTATCGACCATCCCCGGCCCGGTTTTCACCCCACCCGCAGCGTTTACCTCTCGCAGTAGAGCACGTAAGACCTTGAGGTTCAGGGGTCGAATCCGAAGCGTCTCGCCGGTGCTCAATGTGATCTCTTCATAGCCCTCGATTGCTGCCCCTACTACATCCGTCATTCTGTCCTCCATTGTCAAATGTTGTGCTTATCATAACTCTAACAGTTTGTCGCGAATCCCGAACAACAAACCTTTGGTCTCGAACCCACTCATATCAAAGCACAGATTCATGTTCAGCGTCAGATCCAGAACCGCTTCCTCTTCAACTTTATAGTTGATGTCGCCTACAGACATCAGCGCTGCCTTCGGAATCAGTATCTCCCGCTGATAGTTCTTGCTGCCCCATGTGAAGGGCGTCACAAATAGCGCAGTCAGATACGGCTCAGCATATTCACCCGTGATGCACAGCTGATCGATCAGCCCCGAACTCACATCAACATGGAAGTTTGGATTCAGGTAGCCGAATGTCATGTTGAATGGCGTTAGTTCCTGCAGCTGAAACTTAAACGTGTGCTTCTTGGTGTGCACGAACGTCCTCAGCGGACTCGTAAACTGATCCGCCATGATCTCACGAGCGTCATACTCCGGCGTGAAGACCATGCCTTCGCGGCTATACAGCCCTAACTCCTGCAATGTCGTGTCTTCTGTGACCGGATGGAAAGCAGCATACAACTTCCCCGAACCAATGAAAATCGTCTCAATGTCATAGGCTCGATCTGCCGTCGCATACGTCCATTCCGAAAGATCGCAATCTGCCATCCTCTTACTCCTTTCTTGTCTCGTCTGAACCGGTGAATGCCAACAGCTTGACCTCCGCTCGCATCAAGCCCGCACTCAACCGGCCTATCAGGTCTTGTCGTGACTCAAATATCTCGGTCGCATCGAAGCTGACGCTAGTTCGCCTCGCCACTATCAGCTTCGCATTGCCTTTCAAGCCTGCCTCCGGCATAAGCATCCTATCTCCCCAGTCGTATCTCGACCAAATCATGTCGAGCTTGTTGATCCATTCATGCATCGTTAGCGCCGTTACCTCGTTAGACTCGTATCTCCTGAAGAGATATAGCTCGATCGGATACACCTGCACCTCCGGCCCCCGCACGCTGTCACTCCGGCGCTCAGGAAAGTCGATGCTTGGCAAAACGACCAGCAACATCGGCAGCCAACTCGACAGCTTCGTGCTGTCGCTTGGTATCAGACTCAAATCACCGAAGCTGATCGTCTTCAGGCCGAGCTTCGCTTGAATGCCCTTCTCGGCCAATAGGTCGCATATCCGCTTGTAAATTGCGATGCTATGGATCATGCCTTATCCTTGCGACTCCTGTATCGCTTTGTCTTTTTTACACTGCGCTTTGCCTTTGCCTTTACAATAGGTTCTGCGCTCTCGTTATGCACCTCGCTAGGCTTTGGAGTCTTGATTTCCGACTTGGCCTTTTTCGCCCCTTTTGCCAGTCGATAAAGGCCTGCAATAGTCTGAACGTATCCCATGTCCTTCAACCTCTCTTTTGTTTCTGGTTTCATTCGTCTAGCGCCTCCTAGCTATCATTCCGCTTGACGATGTGGAGCTTGGGGTCTTTCGGCGTCCCCCGAAGGCGCTGCATATACTCCATGTTTTCAAGTCGTTTCGCTGTTTCCTGCTTGAATAATTCAGCCGTTGTCGGATCACTTGCAAGTCGGAACATTGTAGCGCCGCCCTCGTGAATCGCTTTGGCATTGACAGCCAGCACCACTTCCCAGCCTCGTGCCCTTGCCCGCAGACAATACTCCTTGTCCGAGCTGTATTGCGGGAAGTGTTGCGCATCAAGCAGCCCAATCTCATCGACCATCTGCCGATTCATCAGCACGCAACAGAAGCCCGCCCAATCCATGCGGAGCAGCCCGTTCCTGATGGGTTCCGGATCGGATACTGTCTCCGCATGCGCCGCCAAGTCCATGCCTGTAAAGCTGTCCAAGTGCTGTGAACATACTATCCCGATGTGCCCACGCTGCCGCATCGCTACGCTCAGCTCTCTCACAAGGCATTTGTCGGCGATCGCGTCGTCATTGAAGATCAGAATGTCGTTGCCTTCCTTTGCCGCCTGCATGCCCTTGTTCACGGCTGCACTGAACCCTCTCCGCTTGTCGTCCTGAAATACTTTGATGTGCTGGGCAATCTCTGCCGAAGCCCCCGCCAATATCTTATCAACCGCCCTCTCGGTTTCTGGGTGCTTGCCGTCTATAACGATGATGATCTCACCCACTTGGCCCTCCAGCGATTGCACCGCCGCCATTAGCTTTCGCGGGTTTTTCACAGTCGGAATTACGGCACTCACCTTCTCGATCCGCTGTGGAGGTTTCCGGTCATGGCGTTCTATACGCATGTCGCCGTTTAGACCGATCTCAGTGAAGCGGCGCTCTTTCACGTCCACATCCCGGATCTTCGTTACCAGCGGTGCTCGCAGCCAACGCCACCTCTGATGATGATGCTTGTTGCTCACGACAGCCCTGATGGTGTGCTCAATACCTCTCCGCCTCGAGGCGACACTGCCGACATGCTCGGCCAGCTTGAGCGACCCCGGTATAACACCAGCATTGACGCCCGCTAGATGCGCTCTAGCCACATAGTCGCTGTCAAACCCATGCCATATGAAGCTTTCGTCAAAGTAGCCAAGCTTAGCAAGGGCGTACGCCGAAATCCCGATAACGGCTGAGGCAAACCCGTTCTTGTATCCAAGATTGGGGAACCTCTCGCCGAAATCAGCGAACTCCATGCCCCACACGTGAAGGTGCATCTCCTTCGCCCGTGTGATCAGCTTCGCAAGCCAGTCGGGCTTGAAGTTGATCACATCGTCGTCCATCAGCACATACCAATCGACAGGTTCCTCCTGTTGCCACAAGGCTAATAGATCGTTGTATGGCACCGGCGGGAACTTCATCTTTTCTGCATGCACCGCCCCGATGTAGAGCGAGCCTTCCGGCCCCTGAATCTTTTTCGGTATCGCCGTCTTCTGCCCGTTGTTCAGAACCGTTATCCGACAGTCGTCAAATGCCCGTGTTGTATGCGCCCTAAGTAAGTCCCCAAGCTGTCGTTCAAGCAACTCTTGCGGTGCTCCACCATGAATGATGCCCAGTTGAACACTCGTTTCTACCATCTCTCGTGATACCTCGAAGTGCTCTTCTGGCCTCCAAACTCGATGCACTACGGCTTGGACATGCTGGTTCCGGTGCAACGTTTCCGGTGAATGTTTCTCATTCTCAAGTCCAAGTAGCTTCACGGCCTTATCGAATACTAACTCCGGCGTGATTGCCGCGAGACACGGACTCCAGCCACCGCTTTCCTTGTTCTGAATCGCACGGATGCACGGCTTGAATGCCCCATCAAAACATGGCTGACAGTGGAACCTCTCTGTGCCTATCGCCGGGCCGTTCTCAAGAACGTGGATGTGTGGACTTTCACCATGACCACAGCGAGTTGCTGCGTTCACCGGACCATACATGACGATGGCCTCTTTCCCGATCGCATCGCAAACATGAGCAAAGGAACTATCTGGCCCGATAAAGAGATCACACTCGCTTATGAGCGCCGCCGCATCAGACCAGCATCGTGTCTGGTTCACGAAGTTGAATACGCCCGGACATACCGTTGCGGCTTTTCTCAGCATGTCATAACCGGGCACTTGCGCCGGGAATTGGCCGACCAAGAAGACATCAACACCCGGTATCGATGCCAGCCCTGTGAAGAGCTTTATCGTGTTGTGCAACGGCCATGTCCTGCGCAAGCTAGAACCAGCGACTTGGATCGCTATCCGTTTGACGTCCCGTCTTAGAACGCCGTCCCCTATCAGTCGCCGTATCGTCTCGACTGCCTGTCTATCTACGTGGTATTCAGGGCGCCGGCTCGACAGCTCCGACAGCTCGATCTCCATTTGCTCGCCGAATATCTCGGTCCCGGTCTTGGTTGTGAACTCATCTTTCTCGATGGTTTTGTTGAACCAGTACACCCGGTCATAGCTCCGAAGCCAGTTGATCGGCACGTAGCTCGTGGGGATAATTTTGTTGATGTGCGGGTTGCTGCGGATTGCATCCACAAAGTGCTTATCAATTGCGCAGTCGATCGTGGCCGGAATGAACGCCTCTTTCAGGTATCGTATCAGCGGCGTCAGCATCAGCCAATCGCCGAAGCCCCCGTGCCGCACAATCAGAATGCGTTGACCGTCCTCAGGCCGGCGATTTGCCTTGTGCCTAATATCCTCAGGAACTTCCTCGACATTCTCTATGCTATGCACGTTCTCGTTTCGCGCCGCCTCCACAAGGCCGTTTGGCACCAAGTAAGCGACGTGTGGGTCGAACTGCTTTGTGGGCGGATTGCCCAATCTGACCTCGATCTTGAATGTGATACTCTTCATCATCTCCTAGATCCTCCGTGCGTCTCGTTGCATTCGTTGAAGATTCTGTTTCAGTGCTGGCCTCAGGAACGGGTGAATGCTCTTAGCCCCGCCAACCATGAAGCCCCTTATCTTACGTCTCGACTTCCAATCTACATGCCGGTATGAGCGTCTTGCGCTAGTTCGTGAAGTATGTCCGATTGAGCTGCCGACCCGGCTCCGGCCTGTGGATCTCGAGCTGTCGATCTGTGCCCAGCTCAACTTCAGGCGCCTATGTGCCCAGCCTGCGAAATCCGGATGTCCCGCAAATGGAAGGAAGTGCCTTCTCGGCACAGTCGGATACCCCTCGACCCATCGAGCATACTTCGTATTCGTGCCGACCCGCATCTCTACTCGTGAACCCCGTATCTCATTTTGCGCTGCGATACTTCCCGCTAGTCGACCTGTATCTCGACCACCGTGCGCCCTCGTTAGTCGCCGTTGTGCGTCGCCTACTATCTTCAAGCCCCACACATGGAGCCAGCGGTTGAGTCGTTCTGGCAACTCTTTGTCTGTATAGCGTTTCAATCGCTTACGAACATCGGTCATGTCAACCGCTCCAAGTAGAACGTATCGAAGCACTCGTTGTCAGACGCTTGTTCCACGACCAGAAACTCCTCGCCGCTCATGTCCTCGCCGCTCGGTCTGCGACCTTCCACAATGCGCACCCTATCATTGACCTTCGGGTATGCTTCCCGCATCAGCCACGGGCTAATAGTTCTGTCCGACCTGGGCTGGCAATACATCTTGTCTGTGAATGCGATCTCGATGCCCATCCGGCTGATCATCTGTGTCTGGGGTGCGTTCTCCAGCATGCACCTGAATGCAGGCTCCTTGAGCTCATATTTCGGCGTCTTGGGTTGGAGGGACGTCCCCTGATCGACAAGCTTCAGCGTTTGGAACTTGTGCGTCCACACCCTCGGAACAAGCGACATCCGGTTTCTACGCATCGATCTCACTCATATAGTCGTTGGCCCGCTCGATGTATTCACGCTCGCTGTCCTCGCCCGTATCGATCTCGATCACTTCGGTTCGTGGCTGGTATTCCTCAGACTTTTGCTGGTAGTGCTCAGCCAACTCCCGGATGGCTACCTGGTAGTTCTCTCCATAGGTTCCGATCTTGAAGCTGACCATCGTTGCCTTCTTATCGGCAAGAAGTGCGAATAGTGCCGCCGCCGCAGCGCCGTAAAAGTCCCCGCCAGCATCCTCAAGGAACCCCTCGAGCTCCTCATCGGCGAAATACACCGTCTCCGATCGCCGATCGACCTCGCCCGTTACGTCAAGATTGACGTCCCGTATCAGTCTGCGCAGCTTGAAAACGTCCGGGTTTACAACCGGATCATACGTATAATGCAGCGCCATATATCCCTCCGTATTACTCCGAGTATGAGGCCGCCTGGGTTATCCCGTCGGCAGCCCCATACAACGGAGGATCTCGGCCCTTGGCGAGGCCTATTTACTGTCAATCATAGGGGTTATTTTGGCTCTCGCCCGAACCTGGTTGGAATGCCGGGATCAATGCCGCCGTCCCCTCCCAAATCTGGGCATTGAGCTTTGCCGTCTCCATGACCAAGAACGTCCGCTTCAGGAACAAATCGAAGTCCTCGATCATGTTGCTCCCGGTCTTGACCTTCCAGTCCCCGCGGCTCATTGCCAGAATCGGTCCACGTCCCGTGCCCTCGAGATACACCATCGTCAGTGCTGGCGTATACTGCTTCGGGTCAGTGAAGACGTAGACGTTATCGCAGCTCCCGCCCGCTAACTCGTCGAGATACGGATCGAGGATCAGCTGCATTCCGAGGTCGGCATACTTGCGCATCGGGTTACTGACCAGGTTGCCTGCACCATCGGGGACCATCTCGTCATTCAACAGGTGCCACACCAGAACCCACTGGTTCAACCCGACCACCATATACTTGGGCGGATTCGAGATCAGGTTGCCCTGCTTGATGCCGCTCTTGGGGTCTTTCTGCGAGTCACGCTGCTGCATCGGGATGTTACAAAGCGTCTGAAGCAGGTTCGCACTGTCGAGGTTGATACCGGTTATCCCACTTGGCAGAACGTTCAAATGATCATAGCACCACATCTGGAACCCATCGTAGGGCGAGTGGATGTTATTGACCATCGCATCGGCCACCTCACGAGCCAGCGTGCGCAGTGCCGCTACACCCATGCGCTCGCTCAGCGTCTTCAGCCGGCTGATGTCGTCATTGATCTGAGCCTCGAAGCTCAAGTGGAATGTCCGGCCCCGCTTCCCGGTCCTGATCAGCCAATCTCGCCGATTCAGTTTGACCGCATCCTGGAACTCAGCGTTCTCCGCCACCACCGGCAGATCGGGGAACGAGTCCTCGTCACTTCGCTCGTGTGGCCGGAAGTTATCGACGTCCTCCTCACCGACCCACAGCTTCCAAGACGAGTCTGCCGGCAGCTGCTTTGAGACGGTATAGATCGTCCGTGCCTTCTCGATGTTGCTCTTGGAGCTTTCCAGATCGCTACTGTCTGCGCTCTCTCTGAATAAGGCGCTGACAGCACTCTGCGCAAGCTCTGCCTCGTGAAGACGCCTGAAGAAGGCCGTCCGTGCAACCTCTTGCAGGCTGACTAAGACCTCATCCCAAAAGGCTTCCGGTCCGGCTTTCTGGCCATATTCGCTCACATAGCCACGTAGCAGGCTGTGCAAATCCCGCTTCTGGCTGAACCCTAATATCTGATCAATCGCAACTGCTCTCATACTATCAGCTCCTTCCCTGTGCAGAACGGCTCAGCTCCATCACAAAGAAGCCGCCGCCGCTGTCATAGCTCGTGTTATACCCAGCCTCCCAATCTCGGACACACTTGCCGATAAATATGTCCGCCGTGGAATCTGAGAGATAGCCCTCTGCCATGCCGTGCGCATGGTATCCGGCCTCCGGGTGGAAGTACACATCATCTCCAAAGGCAAACTGAATCGTTGAATCGAACATCCAGCATCCGCCGATCGCAAAGCCGACAGGCTGACCGCTCATGTCGTCAGCCATTATCACGCCGACCATACCCTTTGACCCACTGGTCTGGTGATAGTAAAGATCGCCGCTGTTGAGGCTCTCGACAACAGGCTTGATTGTCAGGATGTCTCGATAACCCTGGTCATAGTTCCAGGCCATATCACTCGCTCCTCTCTTCTTGCTTCATTATTGGTTCCGTCTCCAGCCCGAAGGACTCACGCACCATCCCCCGGAGTTCCTGATCCCGCTCTGACCTTTCTTTCCTCAGGCCTTTCAGGTCAGTTTCAGCTAAGCCACCGATCACTCTGCCCGGTTGCGCCGTCTCCTTCAGGTAGTTTCGCTCCGCCTCGACAGTCTTCTCGAACACCTCGTCTAGCTTGACCTTCGGGTCTCGCCTAACGGCCTCAACCACAGTCTCCGTGATCCTCTTTTTGGTTGCGTCGGGCAAGTCTGTTAGGTCGCTGACCCGCTTCTCAACCACTCGCTCCGTCAGGACGACTCGGTTGAGTGTCTCCAGTCTCGCCACTCGCTGCTTGAGTTCGTTCAATTCCTTGCTCCTCTCCTCATTCAGACGTTGGGTTTGCTCCGCAAATTGACCTCCTTGCGCAGCGCCGAAAACCATGTCGACGCTTTTTGGTGTGAATGCCACAACGGTTTCTCGTGGTTCGCCGTCAACCACCTCGACTTGCCTGTCGCCAACCGCCGATAGACTGAACTGCACCAGTCGCCGATAGGCGTCGTCTTGGCATTCTACGGCTCGGATGGGGTTCGTTATATGGAAGTCGGCGAATATGCCTCGGGCGACTTTGCCAGAAGGCATGAGCCTCTCCTCAAACCGCGGGTTCGTGAGATAGCCCATCATATCCGCCGGGTCTCGATGATCCTCATCCTCGCCCTCTTTCGCATGGTTGTCGTAAACCTTCAGCCCCTCGAACTGGGGCACGGCCTCGATTAACAGCTCCTCCGGATAGCATCGGTTAGCACCGCAGCCGGCCTCGATTGCTAGGACAGGCCAGACCTTGCGGGCATTGTCATACTGCATCGCTTTAACCGGAACCGTTTCTGAGAACCTCAGAATCGTGGGTTGCGATGCGATCTCGTTGGTTTCGCTGGTCTTTGCTGGTTCAAACAATTTCCCCTCATGCTCCTTACAGTGTTGTCGTGCCTGGGCCTCCGTCCACGTATCCTTCGGGTAGCGGTAGGCCTGTTCTGTCATTGTATCTTGCCCCTTCAAACGACCTACTATGATGTGATATTCCTTTCCCTCGTGTTTCCTGGTCATTCGGCGCATCGAATCTGGCTGAAAGTCGCTCGGATCCCTGAGCCGACAGCTGTGCTCATTCGGATACGGCATCTCTATATCTCCTTCCTCATGCGTTTGCTATGACGTTCTCGATCGCAGCGGTCGTCGGCACCCACGAGCCTGTGTGGTTCGGATGCAGTCCCGTCTCGATACTTTCTGCCTCATCGACCGGGTAGGGGTTGTTCGCAATCACATCTTGGCACTCCTCGCAGTCTGGGCTACAGCCCACGAGCTCGACTTGCATGGCGCCCACCTCGGTCAGCTCCGCAATCTTGCCCAAGTTGTAGGACTTCACGACTGTCGTTCTGGCAATCGTCTCCGCCCGGCCAAGCGTTGCCTCCCCCTTCGCTTTCAGTGCTTCTTGCATGTCCCGAATACTCCAGCCTTCACGCATCCCTTGCTCGATAACCTCTCCCACCGTCGCCTTAACAGTAGTGCTCATTTGATCCGTTAGCCACTCTGCTAGCTCTTCTGCTTTTGCTTTGAGCGTCTCGACGCCCCTCACATTCACAATGTCGTATCCTATGACCTTGTTCAGACCATCAGTCGCATCGGTGGCTCCGAGCATGTATCCCTTGACGGCGAACGTGGTGGTCAACTTCTTGAGTTCGCTGACGAATCGCTCGAACGGCGGCCTCTTGGTCTCCAGTAGACCGGCGTCTCTCATTGCGTCTCTGGCGATGGTATTCCAGAACCGACCATACAGCGAGCGGATTTTGCTCAGAAGGGCGAACTCCAGCTTCAGCCTGGCTCTCCAGTTTATCGGCACGCCTCGACGAGCGATGCGGCCTATGGAGCGCTTCTCGCCGTCCCCGATCTCGATCGCCTCTATGAGCTCTTCAACCATCATACTCGCCGTCCCAATACGTTGCGCACGATCGTTGTGGCACCCGCCTCGCCGGTGTCAGGATCGTCCTCAAACGGCAACACGCCAACTGTCGCCGCATTCGTTACTGCCGTAACCATCGGCGGGATGTCGTCTTCAATCATCGGCGGGAAGCTCGCCTGGCACATACCAGCCTTCTCCTTGAAGCGTGTCCATAGCACGAATTGGCACACTCCCTCGTAGAGAGCCCGTAGTTGGGCCTGCCACATCCGAGCGTGCTTTATGACTGGCAGTTCCATGCTTTTCGCGGTTGCAAGCGTGCCCTGACTGATGTCCCCGGTCAGGTAGTTGTGGGGTAGGCCCGTGCCGGCGCCGATCATGAGCTCGATGCGTTTGCCCAAGTCGCTGGCGATCTGGATGCCACCGGTCGGTGTGTGTATCGGAGCATTCTCGACATTCTGGCTTTCCATGAGGCTACTGCCCGCTACCGCTTTGGTCGCAAGCTGCCGATAGACCTTCGTGATAAATGCCCGCTCTCTCGCCATCTGGCTCTTGGTGCCCGGCTTGACCTTCCGCTTCCATGCGAACTGCAACAGGCTCCTCAAGAACTGCATGGCGTCCCTGAAGACCGTGTCATGCTTCTCCAGCCAAGCGACAATGCGAGCGGTTGCAGGCCAACCCCGGTTCTCCAGCGGGTCGGAGCCGAAGGTCTGGTGATAGACCCAGACGCCCCGCTGAACTCGCTTGACTATGCCGTTCACGAACGCTTTCCTGTCGTGCGGGAATTGCCCATATCGCTGGGCGAGCGTTGTGCTTGCATACAGGACGGAGTTACCTTCGTTGCGGTTCACGCCGGGTGAATCGAGATTGAACTCAATCTTGTGATGTCGCTTCCAATATGCCAGCTCGGTCGCTGAGTCGTAGGGGTCGGTTACGATCGGGTCTCGGATGTCGAAGGTATCAAACAGGCGGATCGACACCACATCGGTTATCGGTTGCCTTATGGTCGGATCAGAGTTACCGAATAAGGCCACAAACAGCTCGCCATCGTATTGCAGCTTGTCGGACACCTGGTATTGCGCAACGGAACTGGTGAAGATTTTCTGGTTGATCTTGTCGTTCCAGAACTCCTCGAGGTATTCCTGTTGCTGGTCGACGGTGCTGTCGTTGCCCTGTGGTAGTTGCACGGTAGGGCACTTTATCCCGCCGTCTCCTAGAGCAAACTCTGTGGAGTGCCGTATCGGACTATATCCGAGCGACTTCGAGAAGTAGGCGGCTCGTGTCCGGGTTACAGCCTTCTCTCGTGTGTCCGTATCACTCGCAGAGAAGCCATGCTCGCCAACATTGCCACCGATAATCCTGAAGCCTTGAGTGTTCATAGCTTCGGCGAGCTGTATCGCTGTGCTCTCAGCGAGCTGGTCGAGGTCGTCCTCTGCGGCCTTGTTGACCTCTTGGATGATGTCATCTACAATCTTGCTAACTCGCTTCTCACTAAGCCACATAGTCCGCTCCAAACATTGCGTCAATCTCCGGGTCTGGCCCCATGACGGCTAGCTCTTCTGTCGGTTCCTCTAATAACTGGGCTTCGGCTTCTGCCTTCGCCATAGCAGTTACGAGGTATCGCAAGGCGTCCATAGCGTGGTCGTTGATTTTGAGGGGGCGCTCGTTCTTGCCGAACATATAGCGCTTAATCTCCCAGAGCGTCTTCTCGCATGACTCATCGATGCGTATCCTGTCGTGGTCGAGCCAGTTCTTTACGGTCATAATGCCCTTGTGCACGTTCTTGTCGGGCGACGATACAGCCGGCAAGCCATGCCGTATCAGTTCCTCTACGAGCTCCGGGGCCTCGCTATCCACCACCACGAGTGCTGGGGCGATGTCGGATTGTTCGCATATGGCCACGATGTCTGCTTGCGTGTATGAGTCGCCATAAACCTCGTCATAGACCGTCAGCACTCGCCCGTCGTAGTCGCAGAACAAGACCGCCGCTGCGCTACTATAGGCGGGGTCAATCGCTATGAGGCAGTTATCGGGTTTGTAGTCAGAGACAACGTGCTTGACTGGGTCGAACTCGTGATAGATAAGCCCCGTCAGCACTCTGAGGTCTCCGCCAATGCGCCGTGCGAATACGTCTCTCGCCAGACTATTCTCGAGGGCTTTGATTTTGGGATCGTCTCTGCCCAGCGGATAGACCATGCTGTTAGCCCATGCAGGGAACACGGCCACCTCAGCTTCCGGGTCTTTGCTCCAGTCTCGATAGACCCGATAAATCCAGTCGTATCCGGGATGGCTTGGTTCAGGGACGTTGGTTCCGAGCTTCAGTGTGCCATTACGAACGTTGCAGGCGATCTGACAGTTCACAAAGGCCGTCTCTGGGCAAAGCGATGCCTCGTCAAGGATAACGAGATCGCAGTCCCAACCTTTGATGCTTTCGGGTTTCTCACCTGTCTTGAACTGGATCATGCCGTTGGAGGGCGTAATCCACACATGCTCCTGCGAGTTGTGATTGACCAACACGCCGATCTGGCTCATGTAGTTCGTGAGCTGCTCCATGATCGGGCGCATCACGGGGAAGTTCGGCCCCACATAGTAGCATCTTGCACCGGGTAGGCGTAAGGCCACGTCTACGAGCTCTCGTGTGAACTCAAAGGTCTTACCACTTCGCTGGGCGCCGATGTAGAGCTGACGCTTGGCCATGCTGGTGAACATCCGCATCTGTATCCCGGTGAACTCAGGACTGTCAATCGCCATTCTTCTTGCCATCCTCTACTTCCCCTCGCAGCTCCGCCTTAAGCCGGGTCATCTCTACTGCTGTTAGCCGGGGGACGATAGCTCCACCGGTCAGGTCGAGCTCCTGAACTACCCGGTCAACCGCCTTACCTTCTGTCCTGTCGAGAAATATCTTGATCGCCTCAAAGTGATACTTGTCGTTCGGATTCAGCGCAGCCCGGATGATGCCCAACGCTATCGCGTGGCTATATGTGATGTCTTTACCGCCGGGGCCTTTCATCTTCTTCTTGCCCAGCCGATAGAGCCAGTCCGATACCGTCCGTCCGGGCTTCCGCCCTCGGGGGCCTCTCACCTCGCCGGGCTTGATGGGCGGCATTAGATTCTTCAGACTGTTAGGATGCATGCGACGTTTAGCCATCGGCCCTCTTATCGAGATTACATACGATCATTTCCCACTACACTCCACTTTGACCATAGAGGCCGCGTAGAGGGTATGTCAAGCCGGTGGGATGGTTTTTCTTGACTTTTACGGATTCGCGGGATTCACAATGGTGCGGGTGGGTTGGAAAAATCCTTGACTTGTCATGTCGCGCCTGGCCGCACCTGGCCACGCCCGGCCACGCCAAGCCCAGCCTAGTCCGGCCCAGCCTCGTCTTGCCGCGATGTCGTTACAGTATCACAGAAAGATTGTCAAAGTCAACACTGACCGTTTGCCCTCGATAAGGCTTTCGGGTCTGAAGACCGACTCGTCCTCAACACCCTTTTTCCTCATGATCTTCTCTCTGCACTCGGTCGAGCAACATCGTATCTGATGCCGTTCGTCAAACCACGCAGTTTGGGCATGGCATCCCTCGCAGTAGTAAGGGATTGGACTACGGAACATGCGAGGCTCGACGCCTTCCGGCGTGCTCTCGCCGATCCGAGTGTTAGGGTATAGGTCGTCGAACTTCATTGAGCGACTTGCCTGCCTTGCGCTTTTCGTCTGCCCCACTCTGCTATCAGAATGGCGTCAAACTCGCCGTCCTTCGTCTTTCTGAACGAGTGGTAGGGGAATAATCGCCTCGCCGCCTCAAAGGCTTGGAGCTTGCTCTTGCCCTTCTGTGGCGTAAAGAACTCAGCCTGCCACTTTCGGGCGGTTACGATCTGGTGTGGGATTTCGAGAGCCTGGAGCAGCATGAGCCATAGACCATACCCGAAGCCGGTTGTGAAGATGGTGTTGCCACCTTGTAGGACGCCAAGTATCTTCTTGGTTTTCGGGTCTCGCCTTACTGCGGGCATAGGCTGTTGCCGTTCGATGGCTACCAGGTCCATCTTTTTGAGTTCGTGGCCTATGTCTGCCATAGCCGCGAGGTCGTAAGCCTGGTGCCCCTTTTCGCCTGCGATCAGCGGGGTTGGCATGACCTTGAGTATCGCTCCTGTGTCCCTGAGGATTGCGATCGCTCCGTGTTTTCCTGGATCAATCCCTCCGTACATTATCGTGCCTCCTCTATAATTGCGCAAATCACTGCGCATCCAATGAAACTAAATGCCGCTATAAATACAAGACCTAGTATCACCCCAATGACCCATTTGAAGCCTTTTTCAACAGTTTTCATGGTCAGTCCTCCGTCTCGTTAGTTACCCAATCTGGTAAACGTTCTTGCTCTCCTTCGGCTGCATTTTTGAATGATGTGAATGCTCGTTGGAACATCAGCATAAAGGTCCCGGTTGGTCCGTTACGTTGTTTGGCCAGAATACATTGTATCGGAATGTTTGGTTTCTCACTTTTGCTTTTGCTATGCATTTCTGGGTTGTGAAGAAATAGCACTAGGTCTGCATCCTGCTCTAGGGACCCAGTTTCCCGTAAGTCTGATAGTCGCGGTCGGCGATTCTGTTGCTCACTAGCCCTCGTTAGCTGGGAAAACGCCACCAGTGTCACATTCAGTTCGCGTGCGATAGCTTTCAACGATCGGGAGATAGCTGTCATCTCTTGCTGTCTGTTTTCACTTTTTTTGGGATATTCCATCAGTTGGATGTAGTCAACCATAATCAACTGAATCTTGAATTGCGCACAGGCGAGTCGAGCCTTAGCCAGCAGTTCGATAGGCCGGAGTCTTGGCGACTCGTCAATGTAGATCGGCATTTGAGCGAGCTGTTCCTGCGCTTCATGGATAGCGTATCGAGTTTGTGGACTGATCTGGCCAGCTCGCAAGCTCTTCAATGAGATGGGGGTCTGAGCTGCGACTAACCTGTTGCCGAGTTCTGTCTTAGACATTTCGATTGAGAATATCAAGACGCCAGTATTTTGTTGCGCAACATTTCGCGCAATGTCAAGCATTAGTGAAGTCTTACCGACGCTAGGTCTGGCACCCACGATTATTAGTTCGCCTGGATGCAAACCTTGTGTGCGCTTGTCGAGCTCGATAAATCCCGTAGGAATACCAGGCGTCTTCTTTATCCCAGCAGCGATGGCTTCTGCTGACTCGACCGCTTCTAATGTAACGTCAGAGATGGGGCTTAGTTTGCGTTGCACACGTTCAATTGCTACATCAGCCGCTGCACGCTGCAAAATCTCCGATGCTTTTTCGCCAGAAATAGGATCGCCGGAGACTTTGTCGTAAACCATTCCCGAGGCGTCCATCACTTGTCGAACACGGTATCTGTCCTCAACTAGCTGAGCATAGTACCGAATGTTGGTAACAGCGGACACATCCATGGCCAGCTCGGATAGATAGACTTTGCCGTCCGTCCCACCTAGCCAGCCACGCTTCTCCAGCTCCGCTCGCACCAGAATGTAGTCAATTGGAATGCCTTGCTTGAACAGCGACAGCATCACGGTGTAAATACGCTCATGTTTTGGTAGATAGAAAAATCTGGGCTCAAGCGTCTCGACTACCTCAGAAATCCGATCCCCATAGAGTAGAATGCCGCCTAATACGGCACGCTCTGCCTCAAGATCGTGAGGAGCTATCTTGGCTTCTGGCATGTCATTCTTCTCCATATATGTCATGCAGCTTATCACGAGAGTTGTTCTGTAAACAGCTCTTAAGGAAGTTGTTGGTTTCAAATCGAGTATTGGAAACCCTCGTGGCTCGTGCCATCGTTTCAATGAGTGTCTGGTGATCGACTACCGGTACCTCCTGCCACTTATATTTGCCGATCGACTTCCCGTCAGCCAATAGTAGCAGCTCATTGAGTATCGACAGTAGATACGTAGTATCCCTGAGAGTGCCATGCTCAAGGAATGGGCCTCGGTTATGTGGCGTGAGGCAGTGGGCAATATACTCGATGACTACCCGACGTTCTTTTCTCTTGAACTTCTTAATCAGGTTCATTGCCAAGCACTTTGCCTCCGAACCATCGTGTGTACGTACGCCTGGACTAGGTTCTTGAGTAAGAGGAAGTATATCAGGTCCGGATGGTTCCGACAATCTGCGTTTAGCAGATTCGGTCGGGACAATAGATACAGATACATCCGAAGGTACAGCTACATCTACATATACATATACAGGGGGGAGCACGCTCCCCTTTTTGGGGAGCACGCTCCACAATTTGGGGAGAGCATTCTCTAATTCGGGGAATGCCTTCTGCGTCTCTGCTGGCAGCTCATCCCATTTGGGGAGCGGGCACTGTAAATCCCACTTTCGTTTCTTTGGGGTGATCTGATACTTAAGATGCTTAGGGAGCAGCAATATCTCCCCATCCTTGGAGGGATAGCGGTAGGCAAGTCTGAGCTTCGTCGTAATCATGTCGAGCGCCTTATTGACTTTCGCCTCGGTCGATCCGATGTGATGTGCGAGCTCAAATGCATCAATCTTCATGAGTCCCAAGTCATCACTCTTCAAGATACACTCCAGAAAGATGATGCGCTGCTCAAAGCTAAGACGTAACACCCGTCCGTCTTCATTGAAGTTGTTCGGGATGATCGTGAACGAACGCTTGATGTATTTAGACATCGGTTTCCTCTGGAGATAAACCAGGGCCTCGGGTCGCTATGAGCCAGTCCACCTGAACGGAAGGATACCCTCGGCCCTGATAATACCAGTATAAACCTGTGAACTTACTCATAGCGAGTCCACCATATCACACGTCTTTTGCCGTTGTCAAGTCCTTTTGACGAATAGTTTCCTTGCCTTGACTTGCCAGGCCCCGCCCTGCCCCGCCCTGTCCTGCCGAGCCGGGTCCAGCCCCGCCCCACCTCGGTGCAATAATCCGTCCTCTATTCGATTGGGCAAGGTCTGGGGAGGTCTGGCTTGTCGCAACGGCATGGTTAGGTTTGCCTCGGCTTGCGCTGTCGCTTCGGCTAGGTCTGCTCTGGGTTGTAATGTCATTTGGCCTGGCTTGGGTCGGAATTGACAGGACTGGAATGTCGCTCAGTCTAGCTTCGTCAACTCAACCACCTTGAACCGTCCATAACCCTGACTGCGTGAAGCGCCTAGACCACCATCTTGCGCCAACGATAATGTTCTTGCAAGCGCTTTTTTCGTGAACTTCGTCTGTCCCTTCAGTATGCAGACCCTGAACTTCAATAACGGTCGCTCGACATAGTCGTTGCGCTTCAGGATGTTGCGAGGCCCTTGGGGACCGGTGATGTGTCCGCACGTGTCGATGCTGCTCAATGGGGTATTCGGGTCGGTGCCCAAGTAGATGCGGTCTTGATCCCATGGTCGTTCAGGGTTCTCATCTTCATCTGGGAACACAAATAGGGCGTGCTGGAGTATCTGTTTACTGCCACGCTCCGTCCGGGTGATGCCAAGCACTTTTGCATTCTCCTTGATCATGGCCTTGATCTGCCTGGTCTCGATGTAGTGCCCACGCTGCTCGTCAACCTTGAAGCCTGACCATGCCCAGTCCTCTGCTTCTGTTAGGTCCACCTCGCTGACCGTCTCGTCTGTCCTGTCGGTTATGCCTCTGGCCTCCAGCCAGTTCTTGATCAGCTTCTCATTGCGGGGGACGCCGCCAAGCAGCTTGTCCTCAAACTTGATCGCCACTCGATAGATGTCATACAGCTCCTTCCGATCTGCTAACTCTCTCATACTACCTCCTACTTCTGTGTTGGTGAATTATGAATCCTTGCCTTGCCTTGCCCAGCCAGGTCAAGCCTTGCCCGGCCTTGCCACGCTGAGCCGCATCCCGCCCTGCCACGCCTCGCCCGGCCTTGCCACATGTGAGTAGTAGTGCGTCCTTACCTTGTCTTGCCAGGCCCCGCCCGGCCTCGCCAAGCCTCGCCCTGCGCGGCCTTGCCCGGCCAGGCCACGTTGGATTGAACTAAACTACATTTCTTTCACTTTATTCTCCCACTTGAACTTAACCGGCCTATACCGACCATACAGCCCGCTTTGACGTGGGCGCCAGCGACCGATCCCAATGAACTGCCCGGCCTCTCTGAGATGGTGCTCAAATACCTCCGGCGTGATCGTATCATCCAGAATGTTATACGTTACTTTGCCGCTCCATTCCGGGATCACTGGGAAGCACTTTTTCACACGCTTGGTGCCGCCCCTCTTGCCGTCCGCAGGAACCAGAAGCCACTCGCCCTTGACCGTCTCTCTCGTCTCAGGCAGCGTCAGGCCTTCCATCACCATCACTCCAGCTTCAAAATGCTTGGTGTAGGTGTTCTTACCCCTGCCCGGTATCTTAATACCGAGAAACTTGGCCACCTCCTCGAGGGACTTCTTGAACTGCATGGGCGGGATGAAGATGTGTCCTGTCTCATCGTAGTGCGCCCGCTCCCGCCAGGTGCGTCTCTCGTATGCGTCTGAAGTCTCCTTGTTCAATTTCGGGGTATCATGGAACCTCGACTGCGAATACGGTGATATGCTTACCAACTCCACAACAACTGATCTCATTTCGTCCTCCGTCTGTTTTTTGCCTAATCCTAACTCAAATCAAAGTCCTTGTCTTGACTTGCCATGCCTCGCCCCGCCTTGCCGGGCCTCGCCATGCGCGGCCTTGCCGAGCCCGGCCAAGCCGCGCCGCGACGATTTACATCCTCTCTAACGCTTCCAACACATGCCCGTAGGGCAGAACTTTCTGTGCCTGCACAACCCTCCCTTCAATCTGTTTAAGCGCTTTCGGTCTGGCCATCGCTTCCTGCACCATAAGCAGGCTCTGCGTGCCCAGCCATTTGATGCGTTGGGCCTCTGTGAGTTCCTCATCGTCAACGCAAGTGCTTTTGCGTAGCCCACGCCTGGCTGTGCGACCGATATGCTTCACATCACTTTGCAACGACTCGACTGTCTCGGCGCTATTCGCGCGACGCAGACCTACGCTCCGTATCGTTACGAAGTGTATGCGATCCTCTCGCATGAGATACCGCCGTGCCGAAGTCAGTGCGCCACGCCGCTTGCGAACGTCGCTGCCGATCGCCTCCGATAGCTCCTCATACATGATTGGTTCGCCTGGGCTGACCTTTCGCAGCTTCTCGATCAGCTTCAGCGTGTCAACCGTTCTGCGGAACATCGGTTGCCGTTCTAGGTTTTTGGTCATTCTATCCTCCTTTCTGTCTTAGTATTACAATGAATGTCCTTGCCTTACCGCGCCAGGTCTTGTCTTGCCGAGCCGTGTCCAGCCTGGCCGTGTCCTGCTTCACCCGGCCACGCCCGGTCCGGTCCCGCCTCGCCGCAGCCAATCTCTATTCCTCATTGTCTTTGTGCCAACCATAACAGCACGTTCAGTATCAGCCCGCACGCCAGGCCCCAAGCGAGGCCCTTACTGAATGCCTTCTCCTCGAGGTCTTTAACGTAAAGGGCGATCCAGTTGGGATCACGCTGGCTCAGAAGCCACGTTAGAATCTCAATCGTGGTCGCATATTTCGTCATTTGTTCTTACCTTTCCATCTAGGATCGCCCTTGAGAAACTTGATTACGGCTTCCGCCAGCTCATTCTTTCGGGGTTTACACTCTACGCTATACGGCTCGTAGCACACCATGAGGCTTGAGAGGCCGCATTGGCAGTTCTCTTGGCCTGGTGACTTACCGTATAAGCCGATATAATTGTTGGCTTCGAGATACTGCTTGACGATTTCCTCGACGATCAGGGGTTTGCCCTCTGGCTGCGACGTGTTGCTTCTGTAAGGTCTGCAAATATTGACAAGGGCTTCGCAGTGCGTCATAAGATCGCCGAGGTGGCAGGTGCAGTCCCCGAAGTAAGACCGCAGCCCAACATACCCATGCTGCTCAAGATATTTCTTGACGATGCTTCTAACGTTCATGATTCCTCCTTCGGCTTTTGTGCCCCATACATATACTCGCAGCTGTCGCCGAACTTCTGCTTCCATCTATAATCAGCGGGAACCAAGTACCCCGGCCGACAATTGCCCGGATTCTTACATGACTTCTTTACGAATAGTGATCCCAGACTGCAGCCACACGGCTCCAAAGGATTGTAAAGCCCCTCATAGCCATGCTCGTCAAGCCACTGTGTTACGATGGCACGAACATCCATATGTTTCTGTTTTGATGGCGTGTCCAGTCCCATCATTTGCTTGAAGACTAGCACGAAGGCGGACACCGCAGAATCGAACTGCCTCAGCCAGGCCTCATCCTTGTCGGGGAATAACTTGCGTAGTTCTGCTAACGTCATAACTTCTCCTTTCTGCTTCTGTGAGCTATGTTGTTCTCGTAACACCTTCAGCTGCCGTATGATAGCGCCAATCATCCGATCAGCCTGCCAAAACCACTCCTCATGCTTACAGGGCAAATCCTCACGCAGCTCCCTCATGTCGATCATCACTTCTTGCCTATTTTTCCTGCCTCTAAATCCCATGTTCAGCCTCCTTTCCTATGTCTGGTATGTAATCCCCTTTTTTCTCAGCTATACGTTGGAGCGGCGACCGCAGATGGCCGTGCTCAGGATGCTCGATACATAGATACTCACGGCACATTCTCGGTCGCCGGTCATAGATAGAGCATTTCCCATCTTTGAATGCGATGCATTGTATCGCCCCACTCTCCGTAACCCGCTGCTTCATGCGCTTCACCCCGTCTCGAGTGATTTCAATCATCTCTTCTGGCACGTCTTGACCATCGTCATAATCCATCTCAAGGATCAGACGCTGACAGCATCGACCACATTGCAGACATTTGTAGCTGGTCAACTTCTTGACCTCATAGCTTTTGGCACTTGCGTCCACACCTTCCCATCCGTCTCAATTGGCGGCGTGTGAACAATCTCCCCGGTTCCGTCCTCTGATGGCAGATATTCCGGCCACTCAGAAATATGGGATGGTTTACAGTACAACTGCTTCACAAAGAACGGGACGCCGGCAGCAATACACTGATCTCTCAAGCTCCGCACCCAGTCCAAGCGTGTCGGCCTCGCTCCCGGCCCTGACTCGCAGCCTACAATCACCCAGTCAAATGCCTTTAGCCATTCTTTGCGCAGAATAACCGGGCCAAGTAACGGCTCGAGGGATACAAACTTGTGCCCCGGCCAGTTCTCAATTAGTTGGGGTATTCGTATGTCTGCCCAATGCTGGTTCTCCACTGATACGCCAATCCATACACAATGCTTGATAAGATTGTATGCCCTATCATAAATCCCTTTCTTAGCGTCTATCAGTTGCTCATATGTCAATGCAATCTTGCAAATCCTACTCATGTTGGCGGGTCGTTTGGTCAGTATGAGATAGCTATGTTGTGGGGCATTGATCATAATTTGGAGCGCCTCAAATAGCCTCGTAGTTAGCACCTCATCGTGAAAGATGTCGCTCATACTCCCCACGAATATCCGCCGCCCACTCTTGGGCTTCACTGCCCGCCGCAAGGGCTCGAGCTCAACGTTGATACGACCCGTCCAGCGTAAGCGCCCACCCACCTTCTCTACTACCCCCTCGTAGCGTTTGGCCGTCGCTTGGATGTGGGCTAGTCTATAAGCTCTACGCAAGGCATAGCAGTTCTCGCAACCCTCGGAGACCTTCTGGCAGCCAAACGTGAAGTTGCAGCTATCGTCTGTCCAATCAATCTTGCTTTTGCTCATGTCTAAAGATTCCTCCTATGTAGTGCAGCTGTGCCCGGCCTGACTGACAGGCGATGATATGAGGTAGGGTCAATGACCGGACACAGCATAGTAACTGGGTCTATACTCCTTTGCTTTTTGCTTGCAGCCGCTTGAATACTCTCACGCCGGGGATCGGCATCGTGTCCTTCGTCGCCAGCACCTGTCGCTTCAGAGCCGCCCGGTCAATCGTAAACAGCGCCCGTAGGTGCGGATGTGAGGTTGCCGCCGCCTCGAGTAGCTTATCCTGATCCAGAATCTCATAGTCCCAGACCTCGGCCATCACAACTCCTTGCGGCGTCTCTGGCTTGGGCACGATGTTCGGCACAATCGCTCTGGCCTTTGCCTCGTGCTCCTCAGCCCTAGCCTCGTCCCGCTCCGCCGCTCTCAAAAGCTTCTCACGCTGCTTGGCTTCCCGTGCCTTCTCGGCCTCCGCCCTCTGTCGATCTGCTCGCTCCTTCGCCTCCGCTGCAATTCGCAAACGCCGCTCTCGCTCGGCCTCAGCTCGCCGCTCTTCTCGGAGCTGTTGCTGGCGTCTCTCCTCTAACAGCCGCTGGGTGTAGGCAGTCATCTGCTTGCTGACGATCTCCGCCGCCTTCTTTAACGTCTTGATCGAGGGGTTGAAAAGGGCGTCAATCTGGCGACCAGCCTCAAGGACTGGCTTCTTAAGTTTTCGCCTAATCGCTTCGATCGCCTTCGCCTTCGCTACCCATTCGTTTCGGATGTCCGCCGCTCGCTGATTCGTCAATGCGCTATCCACGACAACCTCTTGTGCAGCCGCCAGCGCAGTCTCTGCCTCCTTGCTGACCTCTACTGCTTGCTGCTTAGCCTCGCTCAGCGCCAATTCCATGCTCATCTGATACCTCCGTTGATCGCTTTGTAAACGTTCAAACAACTCAGAAACAACGATAAATCTCGCCTGTCTCGCATCGGCTCAATCCGATACTGACCGTCTTGACCTAACAGAATCGCAAATCGCCCTATATGCCTACCTCCCTTCAGCTCGTGATATGCCTGTTCGTATGCCGCCAACTGTGGCCCCACACTTATCGTTATGTGTGGAGCATTCGACGTTTTCCAATCAAATACCGCCCGCCTGGGCGCATTGGTCTTGGTCATAACCCCAACCGCATCAAGCGTCCCGGCATAACCGTAAGTCAGGCTGTAAACCGGCTCTTCAATCACTTCCGCTTGAAAGTCAGTTTCGTCTCTGAACCGGATCCACGCCTCCACAAACGGCTCGATCTTCGGGTCTATCCTTGCGATCTTTCGACCGCGTAACAGGTTGGCGATCACATCGTG